TGGCCTACAGACAAGCGAATATGAATGAATACATGAGTTTTGATGAATTTATTGATCATTGGTATTTTGATATGGCTCAAGCAACAATGATCTACAATCTCATGATGTTTAAAAAAGTTCAAAATGACTACCAGAAAGCTTTTGAGAAGGCAAATAAAGAAAAAAAGCTTCAAAAATAAAAATGCCAAAATTTCAAGTGAAAACGTGGGTTGATGTCTATTCGATGTTGACGGACGTTTTTTCTTTGTCTCACGAACAGGCTATGAGTAATTTGCCGTTAGACGACATCCTTCAAATTGCATACAACAAGCAGGCTTATGACGGATGGATGAGTTATGCGGTTAGAAAAGAACAAGAGAAAGGAGGAAAATAATGGTCAAAAAACGCAGTGAGGCCGAAGTTGTTTTCAAAGCCACTGATGACGGGTTGAAAGATACTGTCAAAGGCATTACATCCGAACTGACAAAAAATAGAGCGGAGTTTAAACTCGAACAGGCGCAACTTCAGTTGACCGGATCAGAGTCTGAAAAGCTAGAGAGCAAACTAGGAAGCTTACAAAAACAATATGATTTACAAGGTCAGAAAGTAGACGCTGTTAGCCAACGCCTTTCAAATGCGAAGAAATTTTATGGTGAAAATTCAATCGAAGTCCAAAAGTTAGAGCGCGAATTGATCAACCAGCAAACAGCACAACAACGAGTCGCAAATGAAATTGACAAAACTTCTCAAGCGCTGAGTACAGCTAAAGGGGATACGCAAACGTATGCCGGCACGATGAGAGAACTAGATGGCGAACAACGGAAATTACAAGCTTCGGCTAACCTGGTTGAATCGGAATATAAAAAATGGCAAGCAACTGCCGGTCAATCGGCGAGCGAATCTGAAAAGCTAGCAAAAGCACAAGAGTATGTAGGTAAACAAAGTGATATAGCCGAACAAAAAATTGGCGTCATGCGCCAACAATTAGATGCTACTCAAAAAGAATTTGGAAGCACATCAACAGAAGCCATGCAGATGCAGGCAAAGTTAAACGATGCAGAACGTGAATTTGAAGAGTTGGGCACGGCTGCAAAAAGCGTTGATACAACCAATCTTGATGATATCGGCAATAAAATCGATATGAATAACCTTATGCAAGCGTCAGATGTTATCTCTGATATTGGCGATAAAATGGCTGAGCTAGGTCAAGGTGCAATGGAATCAGCTGATAATATTGGCGGAGCACAAGCGAAAATACAAGCGAGCTTTGGATTAACAAAAGAAGAAGCAAAAGGTCTGACAGATGTTGCTCGCGGTATTTACTATGATGGTTTTGGCGAATCTTTGGACCAAGTCACTGATGCGGTAGTCCTTGTAAAAAGAAATCTAGGTGATCTGAATAATCAAGATTTACAGAATATCACACAACAAGCCATAACGCTTGATAACACATTAGGTGCTGATATGGATGAGACACTTCGTGGTGTTAGTGGTCTAATGACCAATTTTGGTTTATCAGCTCAGGATGCAATGGATTTGATGGTTGCTGGGACACAAAATGGATTAGATAAATCGCATGAGCTAGGCGACAACATGGCTGAATATAGCCAGTTGTGGTCACAAATGGGTTTTTCAGCAAAGGATACCTTTTCAATTTTGGATAACGGTTTGGATTCAGGTGCATACAACCTCGACAAAGTGAATGACTTTGTTAAAGAGTTTGGGGTTTCTTTGTCGGACGGTCGAATTGAAGACAACATACAAAGCTTTTCAAAAGGAACGCAAGACTTGTTTGGTGAGTGGAAGCAAGGAAAAGCAACGTCAGCAGATGTCTTTAAATCGGTCATTGGTGACTTTAAAGGAATGACGAACGAACAGGAAAAACTTTCTTTAGCGTCAACAATATGGTCCGCACTAGGTGAAGACAACTCAATGAAAGTAATCGAATCATTGACAAAAGTTAACCATACCTTTGATGATGTGGGCGGGGCTGCACAAAAGATGAACGATGCATCAACAACGCCAATGCAAGAACTGAATGGTAAAATAGCGGAATTAAAAGATTCCTTAGCCCCTATCGGAGGGACAATCATTGAATCATTAACTCCTATTGTTGAGTTTTTATCTAAAATGGCACAAGCGTTTAATGGGTTACCCGAACCAGTAAAGAAAATAATTGTCGTTATTAGTGGGTTAGCAGCAGCGTTTGCTGCACTTTCCCCATTTATTGCTTCTCTGATCACCATATTCTCTACTTTAGGGGGATTGTTTGCTGGTGGCGGTGCGTTAGCTGCCGTAGGAACGTTCTTTACAGCAACTTTATTGCCAGCGATACCGATTATCCTAGCAGTGGTAGCTGCTGTGGTAGCAATTATAGCAATTATAAAAAACTGGGGAGCGATCACTGACTGGCTGTCTGAGAAATGGACAACATTCAAAGATTGGCTAGTGGGCATTTGGACAAGTATCAGCACAACCGCTAGCACAGTTTGGACTGCCATCACTACGGCCATAACCGGCGCCTGGAACAACCTAGTCGCTATCGCTAGTCCGATTTTTGAAACAATCAAAAATGTGATAACCGTCGTGTTTATGACTATTCAAAGTGTGATCTCCGGTATCTGGACAGTTATTACTGCTCTGCTTCAAACTGCATGGAACTTTATCGTTGCTATGGCAAGCCCAATATTACAACCATTAGCAGCTTTCTTTAGTGGACTATGGAATGGGATTAAGAATGTAGCCACAACGGTATGGAGTACAGTATCTAGTTTCCTATCTTCTGTTTGGAACGCACTATCAAACGTTGCTAAGTCAATATTCAATCCTGTTGCTTCATTCTTTTCCTCTATATGGAATGGGATTAAAAATGTGACATCCAATGTATGGGATTCCATAAAGAATACTTTATCAACTGTCTGGAATGGGATAAAAGCGGTCGCCTCAAGTATATTCAATAGTTTGGCATCTTTTCTTTCTGGGTTGTGGAATGGCATTAAAAATACTGCATCTAGCATTTGGAATGGCATCAAATCTACAATAAGTAATGTGGCAAATGGTATTAAAGATTCAGTATCAGGGGTTTTTAATGGGTTAAAAAGTACTGTTTCGAATATTTTTAACGGAATCAAAAATGCTATGACTAGTCCAATAGAAGCTGCTAAGAACACTATTAGCAATATTATTGATCGAATTAAGGGATTCTTCAGCGGGATCAATCTTAGGCTACCAAGAATTGAAATGCCACCATTGCCACATTTTAGTTTATCTGGTCATTTTAGTTTGAAACCACCTTCAGTTCCACACTTAAATGTGGATTGGTACAAAAAAGGTAGTGTCTTTAATGGACCGAATGTTATTGGTGTTGGTGAAGCAGGACCGGAAGCAGTTTTACCTCTTAATGATACTGTACTGGGTTCTATTGGTCGTATGATTGCTGAAAGAATGCCAGAGGGATCAGGAAACGGTCAGATAGTCCACAATGAAATTAAACTGGAAATTAATGGTAATGTTGATAGCGAGGCAACAGCTCGCAGGATGGTTGACGACATTGTGGGAAGAATCACTGAAATCTATAACAATAAAAATTCAGCATTTAGCTAGGAGGGACAAACGTGTATAACGATATTATTGAAGCTATTATAAACAACATATCCTGTCAGTCGTATCGCTTATGTGTTGTTGGTAGACCGCCAGTTCCTTCGCCAAAGATAAAGTATCAAGAAACAAACGTTAAAGGGCGCAATGGCTCTTATTACGAGAAATACGGGTATGAAGATATTGAGTATCAGTTAACCTTCAATTACTTGGAGGAGCCTGAAACAGGTACGTTCAAGTTACAAATGCGGAAAATCAGACAATGGTTATATATGGCGAATCGATTGGAATTATCTGATGAGCCAGATGTGTATTATGAAGTGAAGAAAGTCGAAATCGGGGATGCTGAAAATGACATTGTTGAATTCGGCTTTTTTGAGGTGACGTTTACTCTGGCACCATTTGCAAAAATTATTGAGAATAGCCCGATTGAATATGCAAAAACTGCTAGTAATTTAGAAGTTGTTTTTGACAATCGGTCAATTGTAAATTCTGAACCTAAAATAATTATTTATGGATCAGGAGATTGTACAGTAGCCATCAATGCCGGTGAGTCAATAAAATTCACTGGAATTGATGGATCAATAATTATTGATTGTGAAAGGAAACTGACCTATAAGACGGATGCTAATGGGGCGCATATGAACCAATCTTCAAAACAATCCTCAAATGCTTATCCCGAATTAAAGCCAGGGGATAATACATTTCTTCTAATCGGAAAGTCGATTACAAAAGTTGAGGTTTGGCGTAATGCCTTAGTTTAAGGAGGGTATATTTTGGCAATTCCATTTTTATATAGCTCGGACGATTCTACCAATGATTACTCCAGAAACGGATTGGGTGCATTACCGGATTGTTCAAGCTTAATAACCGCAAGCGCATTAAATGGTGAAGTCACACTCCAAGGTTCTGTATCCATTGGAAAAGTGAATGTAGATAATATTATCAATGGCAACATTATTAAATTGAAAATAAATGACACTCAAAGGCCGCAAATAATGCGGCTTTTTAATGTAAAAAAATCAATGGCAAGCGGGCTAGTCACTTTTTCTGCCGAGCCTGTAGTTAACGATATCAGAGAATCTTTTATTCCGAAGTTTGACGAAAATGCAAAATCTGTCATTCGGATGTTTGATGCTTTGAGATCTAAAGCGAAACCAGCTATACCGGCAAGATTCAAGTTTTTCAGCGACAAAGACAATGAAGCTGCAATAAAACTAGAAAGAGTAAGTGCCTTACAAGCACTAGGCGGTGTAGAAGGATCATTCTTGCAAAAGTTCAAAGGAGAGTATGAAAAAGACAATCATGATATCTACTTACATAAACGCATGGGGGAAGATCACAAAATTAAGATTCTCTACACCAAAAATCTAAATGGACTAGATATCGAGGTTGACACACAAGGGATTGTTAACGGAATATATGGTTTTGCAAAATTGGACGGTTCAGAAGATATCATTGAATCGACTAAGCAAATCACCTATTTTGAAAAACAATACAATAACGGTGTGATTAACCCAGTCGATTTTTCTACAGACAAGCCAAGTAATAGTGCAGCGCTTCAAAAATTGGTTGATGCATACATAAAAGCAAATAATGAACTCAATACTCCAAAAGTTACTGCTAAAA